GTGGCTCTGACCCGTTTGCAGGATATATCAGCAGTGTTCGTTTAATAGTAGGAACAGCTTTAACGACAGGTACAGGTAGCTTTACTCCTCCGACAGCCCCGCCTACAGCAGTCACAGACACTAAACTACTCGTAAACTTCACCAATGCTGGTATTTATGATGCTTCTGCAAAGCACAACATTACTCTGACCGGTAATACGAAAACGGACACTGGTGTTGTAAAATTTGCGGCCGCATCTGTTGAATTAGATGGAACCGGTGATACTGCGGCAACAAGAGCAACTGAAGTATTAGATTTAGGCCCTGCGTACACTGTTGAGTTCTGGACATACTTAGATTCGTTAGCTAACGAAGCACGATTCTTTCGGTACATTAGTGGTGGAGTAACTTATGGCGCAATCGAAGGTGGTGGCGGTGCCGGAGGTTCAAACACCGACCTCCAAATTCAGCGATTTGGAACAGGTGTTAGGTTGAATGGATCAGGTGCATTAAGCACTGGCACGTGGATACATGTTGCTGTGACTTATGACGGAACAACATCAACACTATGGATAAATGGGACTTCAGCAGATACATATATTGGAAATGTGTTTCCTGGTGCATCCGCACAAATTATACTTGGTGATGCAAATTCGATTGACGGGCGTATTGAGGATTTTCGGGTTACTGCTGGGGTTCAGCGATATACTGCAGCTTTCACGCCGCCGGACAGATCTTTTCCGAAAAGTGGATAATAAATAGGAAAAAGAAGGAATAAAAGATGTTTCTTAAACTTGCAGAAGATAATACAGTAGAAGAATTTAGTCTTAACGAAGTTAATGTTCGTAAGCTTTTTCCTAATGTTTCGTTTCCAATAAATCTTCCTTATCAATATCAAATTGGGCAATATATCAAGTACAGCAAAACTTCTAAACCGTCCGCAAATACAGATCAGAAGGTTGTAGAAGTTACACCAATTAAACAAAATGGTGCTTGGATTCAGCAATGGGAAGTACAAAATCTTCCAAGTGATACTGTAATTTCAAGATTAAAAGAAAAGAAAAAAACAGAAGTTGCAGCAGAACTTTCTATGAGAATAAACGGTGACGTTTATCATGGAAACAATGCTTTTCAATTGGGAAACGATGGTCGTAAAAATATGTCAGACACGCTTTCTGTAATTTCTTCCGGAACTGCAAATGCTCATGGAGGTTATTGGAGAAGTAAAAATAATATAAAGGTACCATTTAATGATCAGGAAGTAATTTCGTTATTTGTGTCGGCGTATGCATATGGAGCTAATTGTATTCGTCATTCTCATGATCTACAAGATCAAATCAACAATGCAAACACGGTGTCTGCCGTAGAAACAATCAATGTTTCTGGTGGCTGGCCAAACAACCAGATAGGATAAGAATAATGAGTAATAAAACTAAAGAGTACTATGGTATAGCACGGGATTGGTATCTTGCTCAGCCATGGCCAAAGCAGGTTATCATTGCAGCATTTGCGGCTATCTTTATTGCAGGAATTGTCGGCGCTATATTTTAAGAGTAAATCCTCTGCTTATAAATAAAAATAAACAGAGGAATACTCCATGGCTCGTCCAACAACCAAACAAGAATTTAAAGACTATTGCCTGAGAAAGCTTGGATATCCAGTATTGGATATCAATATTTCTGATGATCAAATTGATGATCGTGTAGATGAAGCATTGGATTATTATCGCGATTATCACCATGATGGGACACAGCGTATACTTATTCGGCACCAAGTTACAGCAACAGATAAGGCAAATAAGTATATCACAACCGATGAGGACATTATCGGCATTCAGCATATACTTCCAATATTTGATAGCGGTACTACTGCATCATCTTCACTTTTTTCTGTAAGATATCAGATTCAACTTAATGATTTCTTCGATTTCTCAAATACATCGATGATTCCGTATTATTTAGCTATGAGACATATTGACATGCTCCAAGAATTACTTACTGGAGAGCAAATTGTCAGATGGAATCGTAAAGTAGATCGTCTCCATATTGATATGGATTGGGATAAAATCACTACTGGAAACTACATTATTATCGATGCTTATCAAATCGTTGATCCTGATGTTCATACTGACGTGTGGGATGATTGGTGGTTGAAAAGATATGCAACTGCTCTAATGAAAAAACAATGGGGCGAAAACCTAAGCAAGTTTGAGGGTCTACAACTTCCAGGTGGTGTTACATTTAATGGTCGTCAGATTCTTGAAGATGCCAAGGAAGAAATCAATAAGCTTGAAGAAGAAATGATTAACAGCTACTCACTTCCAGTAGCTGACATGATTGGCTAAGTGTAGTGTCAGTAAATCCATTTTTTCCTCATTCAACATATTCAAGAGAACAGGATCTTATAGAAGATCTCGTGATTGAATCTATTAAGAGTCATGGTATTGATGCTAAGTATCTGCCTCGTACTCTTGTTCGTGAGGATAATCTATTTGGAGAAGACACACTATCTACATTCAATGTTGCAGCCGGCCTTGAAGTATATGTGAAAAACGTAGAAGGATTTGAGGGAGAGGGTGATTTTCTATCTCGATTCAATTTAGAAATTCGAGATGAAATGACATTGGTCATTGCAAAGAAAAGATTTGAGCAGATTCGTTCTGAGAAACTTATGACAGAGAGTGGTTTCAATCTAATACTTGAAAGTGGAAGTACAACTACTCCAAGTAGACAATTTATTTCTTCTGGAAGTGGCAATACTGCTTCATTTGTACTTGAAGGATACGACGATTACTCTATAAGTTCTGAAAGACCACTTGAGGGTGACCTTATTTACTTTCCACTAACCGGTAATATCTTCGAAATCAAATACGTTGAAGATGAAATTCCGTTTTACCAACTTGGACGTGTGCAAATGTATGAACTTCGTTGTGAATTGTTTAAATACAGCAGCGAAGATTTTGCAACTGGAAACACAGAAATTGATGCTATTGATACAACCTACAGCAATGATATTTTGGTTTACGAATTGCTTACGGAAGAAGGTGATCAGCTTCTTGCTGAAGATGGAGACTCTATTATTCAGGAATACAGAACTGAAGATACAGATGCATCTGCTAACAACGAATTCTTCCAAACTGAAGCTGACAATATTATTGATTTCAGTGAACAGAATCCATTCTCTGAAAGGGATAGATACTAATGTTTGGAGATCAGTTTTATCATCAGAGTATTCGTAAATATATTATTGCGTTTGGAAATCTTTTCAATGATATCATAGTGCAGAGATTGGATAACAGTGGAAATCGTGTTCAGTCTATTTCTGTTCCTATAGCCTATGGACCAAAAGAATCATTCCTTGCGCGCCTGGAAAAGGATGTAATGGTTCAGGTTCCAAGAATTGGATTTGAGATTACTGGAATGACATATGATGGGCGAAGAAAGCTTTCAAGTACTCTCAAGAATAAAACAATTTCTAGTTCCGATACTGGAATTTTGAAAACACAATATGTTCCAGTTCCCTATGACATTCAGATTGTTTTGTCTATTTTTACCAAAAACGCTGATGATGCTGCACAAATTGTAGAACAGATCATTCCTTACTTTCGTCCAGAATTTACAACGGCTGTAAGAATGATTCCTGAAATGAGTCTTACTTTTGATACTCCAATTATCCTCAATGATATCAATATTGAAGATACATATGAGGGTGATTTTATTACAAGACGATCACTAATTTGGAATCTAAACTTTACAATTCGCGGATATTTGTTCGGTCCTGTTACTACAGAAAAGACTATTAAAAGAGCACAAATTGACTTTCATGCTAATAATATTGTTGGAAGTGCTCGCAATTCTCGTATTATTGCAACTCCTGGATTGCTTGCGAATGGAGCACCAACAACCAATTCATCTGCATCTATTGCTGTCTCACAAATTTCTGCCAATAGCGATTATGGATTTGCGGATGATCTATTTTTCTTCACTGATGGATTGAAATATAATCCTGAAACTGGGAGTGACACATAATGGCCGCAAAATCAAATATGGAACAGAATCTAGATAAGATTTTCAACATCAAAGGCGCTGATGCTCTTGTAGAAATTCTTAATGAAGATAAAAATCAAGAAGTACTTCCTCCACAAACAAATACTCCATTGCCCGATAAAGAAATTGGAGAAGACTATTCATATGCTCGACAAAATCTAAAAATGATTATCGATCAAGGAGCGGGTGCGCTTGACAGTCTTATTGGAATTGCACAAATCAGTCAACATCCACGTGCCTTTGAAGTTATTGGTCAGTTGATTAAAATTCTTGTTGAAAGTAACAAAGATCTACTTGATTTGAAGAAACAGTCTAATGAACTATCTGGTATGATTGTCGGTGAGAATAAATCTGATGGAAATGCTAAAACTGTTACTAATGCACTGTTTGTAGGTTCTACCAAAGAATTACAGCAGATGATTAAAAATGGTAGTGTGCCTACCGACCAACCACCAGAAGACTCTAATTAGTATTATCGAACCGGACAGATACTAATCTAACATCAAAATGAACGGATGTCAATAGAAAAATGGCAGATACATACTTAAGAAATAAAAATCTTAAAGCTGTCAACGTAGATGTTGAGTATACACGTGAGCAGATGCAAGAGTATATCAAATGTGTTCAAGATCCGGAATACTTTATTGAGAACCATGTTAAAATCATCAACGTTGACCATGGCCTTGTTCCATTTCAGATGTATGAGTATCAAAAGAAAATGGTTCATACATTTAAGGACAATCGTTTTGTTATCTGTAAACTCCCGCGGCAGGCAGGGAAATCTGTAACCGTTACTGGGTATATTCTTTGGGTAGTTCTGTTTCACGGTGATCAGAATATTGCTATTCTGGCTAACAAAGAGAGATTAGCGCAAGATCTTCTTGGTAAAATTCGACTGGCTTATCAGTATCTTCCAAAATGGATTCAGCAGGGTGTTGTCGAATGGAATAAAGGAAGTATTGAACTTGAAAACCAGAGTAAAGTTATTGCTGCGGCCACGTCGTCCGACGCTATTCGTGGTGGATCATACAATCTAATCTTTCTTGATGAGTTTGCGTTTATTGGAGACAATATCGCAGAAGAATTCTTCGCATCCGTGTATCCCACAATTTCTTCTGGTAAAACGACAAAGATTATTATCGTTTCTACTCCAAAAGGAATGAATCACTTCTATAAGATTTATACCAATGCAATTGAAGGTAATAACAACTATGTTCCTATCGAAGTTCATTGGTCTGATATTCCGGGGCGCGACGAGGCTTGGAAAGAAGAAACAATTGCGAACACGAGTGAAGAACAGTTTAGACAAGAATTTGAGGTTGAGTTTCTTGGAAGTAATAATACTCTTATTAGTCCCAAAAAGCTTCAAAATATGCCATGGGTTAAACCAAAGTATCCAAACGAGCACTTAGCTATTTTCGAAGATCCAATTAAAGGTCATGAGTATGTAACAGTTGTCGATGTATCGAGAGGTGTTCATTTGGATAACTCTGCCTTTACAGTTATTGATATTACAGAAATGCCGTATAAAATGGTTGCACGATATAGAAGTAATAAGATTTCACCATCTCTATATCCTGAAATCATTTACAGCACATGTTACAAATACAATCAAGCATACGTACTTGTAGAAGTCAATGATATTGGTGAGCAGGTAGCAGACATTCTTCATTACGACTACGAATACGAAAACATTCTTATGACAACCATGCGCGGCCGCAGTGGCCAAAAAATTGGATCTGGTTTTGGAGCAAATGTATCTAAAGGTGTTCGTACAACTAAACAGGTTAAACGTATTGGTTGTTCAACTCTAAAAGATTTGATTGAAGGAGACAAGCTGATTATTCAGGACTTTGATACTATTACTGAGCTGTCCAATTTTGTCTCTATTAAAAATTCTTATGAGGCCGATACTGGAACTGACGACTTGGTTATGTGTCTTGTTCTGTTTTCTTGGCTCGTCAAGCAAGAATACTTTAAGGAAATGACAAACACTGACTTTAGAGCACAGTTTCAGAAAGATAACGAAAGACTTATCGAAGAAGATCTCATGCCGTTTGGTATTATCGATGACGGTGTGGAGTACTTCGAACAAAAAGATGAGCAGGAAGAATTGATGGATAAATATGGTGCTCGGTGGGATTTTGACGGCAGATACTAAGAATTCCGTTTTTATAAATAATATGAAACGAATTCTTTATTTAACAAGGAGATCATAAGATGGCTCTGCAGGTTTCTCCAGGCATCACAATCAGCGAACGCGATCTTACAACGTCAGTTCCAAATGTTTCTACTACTACAGGAGCATTGGTTGGGCACTTTCGTTGGGGTCCGGTTCAGAAACCAATTTTGATTTCTGATGAAAATGGATTGGTAAATACATTTCGCGAACCGAATGCTAATACATATGTTGATTTCTTCACTGGAGCTAACTTCCTAGCTTATGGAAATCAGTTATATACTGTCCGTGTAGTTGAGGAAAGTGGCGCAAATGCTCAAAATGCTATTACGGCGTCTGCCAATACTGTAAAAACATTAATCAAATCAGATAACGATTACGACGACAATTACAGCTCTGGAATTTCTGGTGTTGGTCCTCTTGTTGCTAAGTATCCAGGAGAACTTGGTAATTCTCTCAAGTATTCATTCTGCTTGACTGGTAATGCTTATTCAAGTACTCTTTCTGGTAACTTGACTTTTACTTCTAACAGTACTGTCGTAACTGGGTTGGGTACTGATTTCGCCAATGAACTTGTATCTGGTGACTTGCTTGTTGCTGGTCAAGATAAAGAAGTTGTTAAAGTATCCGCTGTTACAAACGCAACGTATTTGACACTATCAAGTAAGTATACTGGTAACACGACTGCGGCTGCTTCTTCAAACTCAAATCACACAAGTGGATCTGCAAGTATTGAACGCCGCTGGGAATACTACGATTACGTCAAGAAAGCACCCGGAACTACAGATTATGCCAACACAGTTGGTGGTAGTGGTGATGAACTTCACCTTGCTATCGTCGACGAGGATGGCGAAATCACAGGAACACGTGGTCAAATTCTTGAAATCTTTGAAGGGCTGTCTGCTGCATCTGATGCAAAAGCACCTGACGGATCAGCAAATTACTATAAAGATGCAATCAATCGTAGATCTGAATGGGCTTGGTGGACAGGTCATCCTTCTGGGACAACAAATTTCGGATCGAAGGCTTCATTTACATTCACTGGTTCTGCAACTCCAGATACAACAAGTTTTGTTTGGGGTAAAGATGGTGTAACACCTTCTGACTCTAATTACAATACTGGATGGGATAAATTCAACGATAAGAAAGAAATTGACGTTTCTATCTTGCTTGGTGCTGGTGCAAATCAGACTCGTGCATTACATATTATCGATAACATTGCCGAAGTTCGCAAGGACTGTGTAGCATGTATCTCACCGAGACAAGCAGATGTTGTTGGAAATGACGCGTACGAAACAGCTCAAATGGACGATATTATCACATATCGCAATCTGCTGCCGTCAACTTCATACGCAGTCATGGACAGTGGTTGGAAATTGCAGTACGATAAGTACAATGATGTCGATCGTTACATACCTCTAAACGGAGATATTGGCGGCCTAATGGTTCGTACAGATACGGTTAGAGATCCATGGTTCTCACCTGCTGGATACAATAGAGGAAATATCAAGAACGTTAAGCGTCTTGCATACAATCCTAAAAAGTCACATCGTGATCAGCTTTACAAAAACGGAATCAATCCCGTTGTTTCAGAGGCTGGCCAGGGAACTGTTCTTCTTGGAGATAAGACAATGTTGTCTAATCCAAGTGCCTTTGATCGAATCAACGTACGTCGTCTGTTTATTACACTTGAAAAAGCAATTGAACTTGCAGCTAACTTCACGTTGTTTGAA